ACTGACAGCGGCAGGTGGTTGCTTGTCGGTTGACGTAGCCCCTAACCAGCGGCTTTGCTATGCCAATGTGGAATCACATACCGTGGTTCTACACTTTGCGGATGGCCCGAACGCAACCAACTTTGTAAGCGTTACAACATCGATTACCTCGGTTGATTGTGTGGCTATTGCCTATGACCCGACAAGCGCAAGCGGTAGGCTTTACATCTTGGTTGAGAAGCAGTCGGGTGGTGGCATTGACTCGTATTACACCGATGATGAAGGGAGTACCGTATCCGTGGCAACAGTAGTAAGCGCAACCGGGACGCACGTTAGTGTAGCAATCAACCCGATGGGTAAGCGTATCGTGGTGTTCCGCAATACCGGAAATGACATCCACCGGGTTATCTATGATCCGCAGGGCAACATCATTACGGCATCATCTGCTGTGGTAGCAAGCGGAGTGCAGAACGACCAGACCGCTATATCGTGGAGGCTTGGAAACTGGTATCTGTACTACCACGACACCTCAGCAGGTATTACACAGCTGGTAAGTGTGGACGATGGGGAAACGTTCGCTTAGGAAAAAGGGCCGGTGGGCGGCGAAGATGCAGTTGGGAGACCGCCCACCTGTCAGGGAGATAAGGACTGACAAAAGGAATATATCACTATGAGTAGACCTATCGCTTTACGTGCAGCTAAGGAAGCCATAGACAATGTCGGTGTGCAGGAAGTTGGAGACAACAGAGGCAAGGCGGTTGAGATCTATCAAGCCTCAACAATTCCACCTGTGCCACCCGGTAGCCCTTGGTGTGCTGCCTTTGTTGTGTACCGCCTACGGAATGCAGCTCACGACCTAGCCCTTGAGATTCCAGCAGACTGGCCTAGAAGCGCATACTGTCCTGATCATGGTAATTGGGCACGAAGAACAAAAAACTGGCTATCGGTGAAGGATGCAGAAGCCGACCCGTCAAAAGTTCGTATCGGTGACCTCATTTGCTTTTGGTTTGCTCCGCTCAACCGATTGGCACACATTGGTATTGTTACGGGTGTTTATCCTTGGGGTGTCAAAACTGTCGAAGGTAATACCAGCCCAGAGATGGATGATGAGGACGGCGTGGAGCGCAATGGCGATGGAGTCTACCGCAAGATTCGAGCATGGCGAGAGCTTGGCAGCAATGGTGGTTTTGTAGCCATAGACTGGTAACAAAAAGACCCGGCTGGTAGACCGGGTCTTTCTGTCTCTCATCAAGGCACCATTTGTTTGTTGTTGTTGTTTTCCCTTGCGGGTGCTATAGTCTACCCTATCGTTTTTATTGTTACTGCTTGGGTTTCTTCATGCACAATAAAGCCTGCCTTCTTTGCATCGTCCGGATGCTCAAGCATGGCTGTCCTGATTGGCTCTGGCAACTGGCTTACAAGGATTGATTCCTTCAGTTTGATTGCTGCCGGGCAGTTCTTCTTTGCCCATTCAAGAGCCACGTCCTCAGCCTCTACAGCGACCTTAGGGGCTATTGTTCGGAAGCCAACCGTGCCGAATGGACAAGTCCATGTCTTTGCTTTCAGTGTGCCATCAGCCTTACGTGGTAACTGAGACATTGCGTATTCCTGCAGCTGTCCGTTGTACTGATGCTCCAGCCACTCAAGCCTAGCCTGATGCTTGCCGATCATCTTGCGGAAGTTCTCTACAACGGCATCCATCTTAGCTTTCTCGGCAAGGATGTTTGCCTCGATGTCCATACGCTTACGCATCACCAGTAGTGCAAGGTCTTCCGGGCTTTCATCGCCCTTGATCCAACCGGATGCAGGGCCAGCATACTCGCCGGTCTCCTCATCCCACAGCTCGCCATCAATCACATCAAATCCCATTACTTATCTCCCATCAACTGTTCTGGTGTACCGTCGTGCCAGTACACACTTTCGTAACGATGCTCAAAGTTCACCTGATCGAGATTGCGTCCTGCTGGCTTGACCCAGTAACCATCATCACGAAACGTGACGTACTTGTGGTGCTGGTACTTGCCATCGGCGTACTTCATGCCTTGCTTCATCGCCATCCTTAGCAGGATTGCTGCCTCTCGCTTTGTTATCATCTCACTACCTCCCAATCGTCTCTAACCTTCTGCGCTTCCTTGTCGTATATATCCACTACAGGTGGGCAATATGTAGCCCGGTTACCTGATGGTAGATGCATGACAAGATGGTTTTCACCGATAGCTGAGAGCCTGACAACTTTGCCAGACTCCCAAGCCATCCTCCTTATAGCCATACCCTCAAACAACCGAGGATAAACCTGCCCGAATGTCATTGATTCAAAACCTTTATATATTTGTACTTGCGCTCTGTTGGCTGGTCTGTCCTGCGTGGCTTGCCTTTGGTGTGTATCCACTGCCCCCCCCCGCAAGCACCAACGCCAACCCATCCAGATGCTTTGAGGCTTGTGCCTGTCTCGCTTTCCAAGATGTAGGTTTGTATAGACTTATAACCAAGTTCTTTACCGACACGAGCAGCTGCGCCATAAAGACATGAGCAGGCATTCTTTGTGCCGTCAGTCACACAGCGTGTAACCTCTAATACTTCTCTGTAATCAACCAAGCGGGCAACTGGTCTGCCAATGATGGCTGCACCGTGAAGGTTTCCATCTTCATCTATACACCCAATGCTGAAGCGGTGACCAACTACAGGCTTATGGTGGCGGTGGTGTTCCGCCACATAAGCATTTGCATCCTTCAACTCAAGAGGGATGATTTTTAATTTCATCTACTGAGTGGCCTTGCTGCTGCTGGTTTGATTGGCTCATCTATGACAATGTTGCCCTGTGGGCCTCTACGGTAGCCATCCTGAGGCTTTACCGCCTCGTTTGCATCATCATCTTCATCGGCTGAGATAGCCAGCAGGGAAGACACCGAGTATCTCCGACCATAAGTAAGAGCAGAACCGAAGCCGTGAGCATCATGCTTAGTGATAGGCACTACAACGCTCTGTGCTACCCATTCACCGCTTGCATGGATGATGCGGGACTCTACCTCTATCGCCGTTACTTTGTCTTCTGTGACGCTCTGTGACGTGATTCCCTGCGACAACATCAAACCGTGCTTAGTGAGCACAGGTCGGATGGTGTCAAGAATGCTATCGAGCGTAACGTATTTACTGCGGAAGGCAGGGTTGTTGCCTTCCTTTGCGATACCTGACATCTCCCCTTGCGCTTTGATGAGCGCAGGGGCGATGCCTGTGATGCTTTCTGATGTCTTCAAATCTCTTCTCCCATTTGTTCGTTGATGAAGTTGATATAGCGTGTAAGCTCTTCTCGGTTATCAAGATCTACGCCGTACTCGTCTTCAAAGTGCTTTGCCAGTTCGCTTGTTTTGTTCTGGCTGATGTAGTCTGCCGTCTGATTTGGCTTCAGCTCGTGGATGTGACCACATACACTGCCGTATCCACGATCATCACAAACCTCGAACTCTTCCATGAGTTCTTCTGGAATCTCTACTTCCAGCCATTCGTCTGCTCTAATAGTCATCGTTATTCTCCCGTTACGTGGTTGGATGCATCAGCGTTGTGATCGTCTGGGTCTTCTACAGTTATGCAGACCGTGCCATCGCCAAACTTGATGGTGCTACCGCTGATGCTGAGTCCCTTCATGTTGACTTCTTCAAACTCAATCCACTCGATGGCTTCATCCAGATCAATGTCGTGAGTTCCGGATGGACCGTGAACCTGAAGGAACTGCCCGTCTGCCACCGCTTGCTTGACCATCTCTACTGCTTGTTGAATCATTGTCTTATCTCCCGTACCGCTTGGTACATAACTAATATACATCTAGAATATATATATGTCAATGGCTTGACAGGATAATATATTCATATGGTATATAGATTGCATGATTAGAGGACTTACACAACAGGAGCTGGCACGTAGGACTGGTTTTACCCAGCCACGAATCAGTGACTATATGACAGGCAAAAAGGCTCCGGGTGATACCAGCCTTCTCAAGCTCGCAGAGGCGATGGATATGGATCCTGCGGAACTCAGCAAGCAGTTGATGCTACGAAGGACACTCCGCAAAGGCAAAGCACCGGAACAACCAGAAGTACCGGGCGAATAGTTAGAGATAGTTAGGAGATAAGAGACAATGCGACGATGCAACGATTGTGCGAACAGTGTAGTAGATAGTGATGCAGTGTGTACGGCTTGCCGTTTGGCTGAGTGGAAGGATCAGCAACAACAGGCAGAGGCAGAGCGCCAAAGACAATATGCGCTGGAGGCTAATAGGGCTGCATATCTTGCCAAGAAGAAGTATATGCGTGATGCGATCAAGGCTGGTGTTATCACTGCGGTATCGGTTCTGCTTTTCTTGGCTTTCGTTAGTGCCACCCGTGATGCAATGCGGTACGAATGGGAAACCAAGCCAGCACTACTCAAAGCCAATGGAGTTAAGTGACACCAAGTAGAACAACCATCAGACAGACGCTCCGGACCCTACAAAGGACACCGGAGCGTTTGTTGTCTCACGATGAGATGGTACTGCTCCACTCTGGCTGGAAGCACGGCATCATGCAGACAGAGTGCCTAGATGCCATGGTGCGTCATAACATGGGTTTTATTCGTGAGGTCTGCAAGGTCATCAAGCACAAGGAACACTTTGTGGATGCCTGCCAGTACTGCGTCGAGGGCTTGATTAGAGCAATCGAAAAGTGGGAGCCAGAGCGTGGGTTGCGCTTCTCGACTTACGCTCATCCGTGGATCTATCAGAAGCTCAGGCGTTATCAGTCTAACCAATACAGAACCATCCGGATTGCCGAACACGCACTTGTAAAATGGCACAAACTCAAGCGTCATTACGTCATCCTAGAACTCGAATTAAAGCGACCACCGACAGATGAGGAACTATCCGAGCGCAGCGGGATGAGCCTTGAAACCATTGACATATGCCGTACCGCAGCAGGCATTGAGCCTGTCAGCATGGACACCCCGGTACAAGGTTCTGAGCTGGTCTTGGGCGATACTGCGGTATTCGGTAGCACACCATCAGCTGAGGATGAGTACTTTAGCGAGCAGGAAGGTACGCTGTCCGATGCCCTGCTTAGACTCGATGAAGAAACCCGGCAGATGTTAGTGCTGCATTATGGCTTAGATGGGCGTGTACCGCAGACAATCCACATGGTAGCCAGTCGTTACAGAATGCCACCCGTAGTGGTCAAAGAACGCATCAACAAAGCATTGCAGGAACTTAGGAGCATCCATGAAGCATCTTGAAGACCGGGAGCAAATTGCCCTTATTACTTGGGTGCGTTTGATGGAGTCTAAACATCCTGAGCTTGCCACGATCTATCACTGCCCTAACGGCGGACACAGGGATATTCGGACAGCTGCGAAGTTTAAGGCAATGGGTGTGAAGGCGGGTGTGTGGGACATCTTCCTGCCTGCTCCGTTACCGGGTCTTTATATAGAGATGAAGGCGGGTAAAGGCAGGCTAACACCGGGGCAGGTGTCCTTTAGAGACTCCTTGCTACCGCATGGCTATTCTTTTGTGGTTGCCTATAGTTGGCATGATGCCGCTAAGGCAATAGCCGATCATGTTGGATTTGACGCTGGGTTATAACTCGTGGTATATATTTCCTGTTCTCAAACAGGGAGATTTTCCCAAACCTTATAGAGCCGCCTAGCATTTGCCGTGCTGGGCGGTTTTGCTTTTGGGATATAATCTGCTGTCGATCTAATCGGCTGCTCATGTGATGGAGTACTCGCCCGCCTTGCATATCCTCTGCTTGGCGGGTTTCCTTTTGGTGTATAATGTGAGTGTTCCTTTCTCTATGGAATAGGCTTTGCCAGCTCCCGGAGTAGCTACCGGGAGTTTTCATAGAAGGGGAAACATCATAGAGAAAGTTGATACATCATGGCACTTCCTGCCACTGATGCCGTTCAGGCTATCGCCTTCCTACGGCATCTATTCAAACCGTATTCAGACGGATTCATCGAAATCCGTCCACTCTCCAAACACAAACCTCATGCTAACCGGACAACCTACCGGCTCCCGGAATGCCTAAAAGGTGAAGCCGGGCAAGCACTCAGCCAGCACATCATTAGCCTTGCAATGCGTGGTTATGATGTCTATGTAGGTGTTTGTCCAAGGGTTGCACCTGAAGGTCCCGGACGCAAGCTGGGTAAAGATGCTATCGAGCAGGTTGGTGCAGTTTGGATTGACCTTGATGCTAAAGTACCGGGGAGTAGTCAAGCATTACTTGACAGCTGCGACATCGTGGTAAGTACCGGCAACGGTTGGCACGGTTATAAGCTGAACGCCAAGGTCGTGACGGTATCTAACCAGCGAGACAGGACAACGCTGGAGGCAAGGATGCGACAGTGGGCAAACCACATCATCCTTGGTACTGACAACGTACAAAACGTAGATCGCATCCTGCGGGTTCCAGGAACTATCAACTGGAAGGATGTAGACAACCCAAAGCCCGTGACGCTGATAAAGGGCGGAGGCATCAAGCCAACCTACAAGGAATCCCTGTTGGTTAGACACCTTGGCGATGCTCGGCTTGATGCCCTGCTAGCTTCTGCCAAGCAAGGGCAGCTAGGACGTGCAGAGCCACGCATCCGTCATGCAAGCGGTAGGATAACCGACCTGCTAGATGTCTTTATGCTTGAGGCTGAGGAAGCCTGTCAGGCGTTTGAAACTAACCCGGCTTGGGAATACAGGCTAGATATCGTCAAGGCTGACCTGCCTGAGATTTTGGAGTACTACTTTGGAAGATGAACCATTCGACATCATGACCTTTACGGGTGGAGTGCCCGACCCGAAGCCAGAGCGGAGAGAACGCCAGCGTGGAGAGCCTGACGGCACATACACTCATCACAAGCTCATGGAGCGCCATCCGGAAGGGGGAGGCCCGTATGGTGGCAGAGACAACGCAGTTACGGCGCTCGTTGGTTATCTGCGGGAGCGACAGTTTCACTACGACCTAGCGGTTGAATATGCACAGGATTGGAATCTAAAACATTGCGATCCGCCACTACCGGCACACGAGGTAGAGGATAAGGTTTCCCGTGCATGGGCTGAATGGTCGCTTAGTGTGCGAGAGATGTACACCAAGGAGGTTGCAGTCAAAGACCTGCTGGCAGACCGTGCTAAAGCTGTAGAGCCTAAGGAACCACGGAAGAAGAAGATTCCATGGGACTGGGACAGGTTGCAAGAGGAAGCAGCCAAGAGTCGTGACACTGAATGGATAATCCCGCACGTCATAGCACGTCAAGCAATCCACTATTTTGCAGGGCCACCAAGTAGCGGTAAGTCTTGGATGGCTGCCGACCTTGTTCGTGCAGCTGAGAGCGCCGGGATGTGGATGGGCATCGCTCCCTGCGTCAAGGCAAAGGTCTTGTATGTCAATGAAGAGATGGGCGTGGGTGAATACAACAATCGCTTCCACTTGCTCTATCCGGATGCTTGCCGAGGATTGCATTCATTCGTGAATGAAAACATCAGGTTCACGGATCCGGATGACCTGAACGACATCGTGGACTTTGTCAAAGAGCAGTCTATTGACATTGTGATTGTTGATACTTTTGTCCGTGTCCACAACCTTGATGAAAACAGCAACTCTGAAATGTCTCAGCTGTATCAGCATTTCAAAAAGGTAACCGATGCAGGAGCGGCGCTCGTGGTTCTACACCATGCCCGTAAGGGCGCTACAGGTTCACTGGGGCATGAAAGTATGCGAGGGGCAGTAGAGATAGCCGCACAGGCAGAAACCGTGCTATCGGTCGAAAACAAGGAAGGGCATTACACGGTCAAGACCGTGAAGCAACGGCGTAGCCCGTTTGAGAATCAAATCAACTTTGAGTTCCGGATTCATGCCAACTCAGAGACAGACTTGGAAATCAGGCGGATAGATGGCAAGGAAGAAAAGACACTACAGGAAGCCATCCACGAGTTCCTTGATCACAATCCTGGCGTTACCAGTCAACAGGTCGCTGATGGCATCAAGAAGCGTAAATCAGACGTTGTGAAGATGCTTCAAAGTATGGAAGACGAGTTCCAAATCAATGTCATGAATGGACAGAGAGGAGCCAAGTTTTATAGCCCAAGAAGTATGTTTTGACCTGTTCCCAACGACCTGTTCCCTTAAGAATATTATTTGGGAACAGGTGGATAAATCCCCCCTCTCTCTCAGACTCTCTCACCCCCCAGCCGGAATGGGCTGGAGGGGTAAATGATAGGGCAAAACAGTTCCCCCGCTTGAGGCGGGGAACTGCATTGCCAAGAAGGAATAAAGACAATGGATATTGAGTTTTTGACGTGGAGCCAACTGAAGCAACGTGCTGAACTGGATCGCAAGCAGAATGGCAAAAAGTATGACCATGAACTTGACGTGGCTATTGCATGGCTTCAAGATGGTCACCGCTTGACATTCCATAGGTGGGCTATGCGGCGAGACTTTGAAACGCATCTAATCCTTGAAGGCGATACCGTGCTAATCGTTGAGTGTGATGGCGCTCGTGGTTCATTCTGCCGTCTCAACGACTTGACCTACGATGAGTTTCTATTGATTCCTGCATCTCATGAAATCGGAGAACATACGCCATACCCTGCATGGATTTATGGCGAGCTTGAAGTTCCACAGATGCGCTTGAAAAATAATGTTTGACATCTGATACCCGATGGGTATATATTTGACGTGGCAATAGTGCCGTGGTGAGCCGGATGGCTCAAAGGAGTAAGTAATGGGTTTTTTTGCACAGCATGGTTCCTTCTCTGAGGGAACTGGTCGGAAGTTCAGCGTAGCTGAATCCGGCGTTTACATCTGCGCTTTGATTGACATCGAAGCAGTACAGGGAAAGTCTTACGACGATCCAACAGTCCTGGAACCAAACTATCGGTTTGTATTCGAGACCACTGAGGTTGGTGATGAAGACGGTCAACCCTTCCGGTTCGTACAGTTCACCAAGACGGTCTACGGCAATGAGAAAGCCAAGCTCACGATTCTTTTGGATTCCATGCTCGGCAAACGTCTTGACCGTAACGAATACGCAAACCTTGACATCACCGCTTTGAAGTCGCAGAAGTGGCAGGTTGTGGTCGGTACACGTCAGAAACTCAATGGCGAATACACGAACATGATCGAGACGGTCAAGCCTGTAAAGCAGACTGCTACAAAGCCACTGAAAAAAGTAGTGCAGGAAGATATCACCGATCCGTTTGAAGATGGTGCGTAGCAGGGCGAAGCCCTCATAAAAACGGGAATGCTTAGAATGGGGAGGCGAAAGCCTCTCCAACCTTGGGAGATAAAGACAATGAAACAAACTAACCAATCACTCGCCGAAGCTATACAAGGCATGGCACAACACGTTATCGACACGCAGCGGGAAATCTTTGCAGTTATCGACTGCCCGCTACACATTCAGGTCAGCTCTGACCATTCTGAGATCCACATGACCAAGGGTGCGCTGCACCTCATGATCGCACTAAATGGCGATGACGCTGGTATTTACGACTGCAACTCCATGGGCTACTGTATTCAGAATCCGTACTGGGTTGGCTCACTCAAGGTAGCTGATGTACTCGCAGACATCTGGGCAGTCTCATACAACATTGACCGCTTCATGTCTCAGCAGACGGTAGCCAGTTGACCGGACACTACCGGACATCTAGCATTCAAGCCCTCAGCGTCATTGACGACTGGGGGCTGGACTTTGCTACAGGTAATGTCCTCAAGTACATTCAGCGGATGCCACACAAAGGCACAAGAAACGCTGACAGCATCAAGGCACTTTGGTATCTGGCTTATGCCGTAACCAGGGACGTAGACTTTGCTGATCGGATAGCAAGCGAAGCGGAGGCACTCAATGGAAACACCTAAACCATATTCAATTTATGAAACTAGGTTAGAGCAATGCCGTAAAACCATAATGCATGAACTGACATTGAATAATGGATGCGTAGCAACAAGTACATTCAAATATCTTGTACTCAATCAAGGATTTCCGATTGCTACTTATCAACGTGCATTGAAATCTTTAGCAGATGAAAAACGCATCTTTACAAGACGTGGATCATTGCAATATGTGGTTTTACTAGAGAACCACTCGGAGGCACTCAATGCCACGACCAAGTGAGACAGCCCTAACAGGCATTGCCAAGAGACAAAAACTACTAGACAGGTTTGACGAGTTATGCGATCAAGGTATGAGCCACGATACAGCTGCACGAACCATAGGCTACAACCCGACAACCGTAGGACGCTGGCTCAAAGAGCGTGAGGTCTACCGACAAAAAGACGATGATGCACGAAGGCTTACCCTTGCAGGTGGCTCATTCTCAGCAGCACTTGAAAGACTCCGAGCAGGACATCTTGTACACAGACGTGGGGCTTCATGGTTCCTTCAGATTGTAGATGGCAAGATATGCCTGTACATGGTTGATGGTGCTGGTAACCGTAGATTCATCCGGGTTGCCACCTTTGGTTCTGCTGATGTGCTAGCAATGGACTGGGAAGTATTCATCGGATGAGATTCGAGCAAGCATACCGATGGCTAAGGCGTGGCAAGTGTATACGCCGAACTGGTTGGGCTTCCTGCTGCCATATAGAGCACTCACAAGGCGAGCAGGTAAGACACTACAACGGTAGACGATGGCAAGGGTATACCCTTCTAATGCGAGATCTATTTGATGACGAAGGACAACCAAGGGATGACTGGGAGGTAATGAGATGAGATTCGGAGATGTAGTACAAGCCTTGATGGCTGGTGGTGGTAACGCAGTATGGCGAGAAGACTGGGGAGGCTCAGTATTCCTGCGGTATTCCGAACTGTGGAATGTCTTTGAACTGCATGGACCTAAGGGACGGGTAACACAGCTGGAAGAGTTGAGCCTATCCCCTGGTGATTTGTTTGCTAACGACTGGGCACTGGTTGCCATTGATCCACAGAGCGGATGGGTGAAACAATGATGATTGATAGAGCTATTCTTGCATTACTAAATGGTAAGGCAATAAGACGCAAAATAGCACCTGATGGATGGTTTGCTTTGGATCAGACCACAAAAGAAGAGCGATCATTGGTTGGTGATGTCGAATTGATGCGTCTAGTTGGTAAGGGTGGAGCCGAATACAACGGTTTGCGCCTAACTACAGAATGGATCTGCGCCACCGATTGGGAATGCGGACAACCAAATCGAAGAAATGGCTGGGGCATAGATTGGAATAATATAGTCGGTGACAAAGGACTGGAGGCAGATCCAAGATGATTATCTTTGCCCTTGGAATCCTGCTGGGCGCTGGGTGCTTGGCTGTCTACAATGAGATGTATACACGTTGGCTATACGCTGATGTCAAGAGACGAGCGAAACAGCAAGGCATCACAGAACGTCAAATGAAAGATGCCCTCATATGGGCAACCAAAGAAGAAATTGAGGCTAACCTAAATGCCAGCACAACCCGGAGCAGGTAGACCAACAAAGTATAAACCGGAGACGGTAGAGAAGATTCTAGAGGCTCTGCGAGGTGGTAACACCCGCAGGGCTTCCTGTGCTGTTGCCGATGTTTCGCAGGATAGCCTAGCCCTTTGGCTTAGGATTTATCCCGAATTTGCGGAAGCAGTAGAAAAAGCAGAAGGCAAAGCCGAAGCTAAGATGGTTTCAATCATTCGTGATGCTTCCGAAACAACATGGCAGGCGGCTGCATGGTGGCTAGAACGGAAGCACAAAGCCGAGTGGTCTAGCAGGGTAGAACAGACCGGCGCAGACGGTAGCCCAGTAAAGGTAATCGTGGAGTACGCAGACAAACCATGACAGGACTTGAAGCCTTAGCATATTTACGCAATCACAGATTCGGTGCTGTTCGGTGCAAGGATTGGGCAGAAGATGAATTTATTCTTACAAAGTCTTCAGCCCATGAAGAGTCATGGTGGCATTACGAACCATCCCAGATGCTTGAAAGATATTTTCCTAAAATTGATGACTACGATAAACCGTGTCTAACTTCCACGAATGTATTCACAATCTTTGAGATGTTCTTTTACAATGTCTTTCAACGAGAGTGGGAGATATTCGATTCCACTAAATGGATTGGCTATGCCCCTGTCAAATGTAAACCTACCGATTATTACAATCCAGAGTATCCAGGAGACGGAATCATAAGCAGAACAGACCATAACTGATGCCTGATATACGATTGGTTCTCCCTCGACCACATGAAGGACAAAAGGTAATACTGGCACAGGCAAGGCGATACAACGTCCTTGCCTGTGGCTGAGTAGGTAGACGCTTTGGTAAAACAACACTCGGCGGTAATTTACTTTCCGACCCTATCCTAAAAGATGCACTCCCTTGTGCTTGGTTTGCGCCTACCTACAGGCTCCTAGAAGAGGCATACAACGATCACAAGCGCATCTATCAGCCTGTGATACGGCGAGCTGTGCAGACTCCTGCTCCACGCATTGAACTGATTACCGGGGCGGCTATTGATTACTGGACTCTTGATGACCCATCAACCGTTGCCCGTGGTCGTAAGTACAAGCGGGTAATCATCGATGAAGCCGCCATGGCTAGGCATCTAGAACAAGCCTGGACGGAAGCCATCCGCCCAACACTAACAGACTACAAGGGCGATGCTTTCTTTCTGTCTACGCCCAAGGGCTCTAACTACTTCAAGATCTTGTACGGCATGGCTGGTGCAGATCCGGACTGGATGGCATGGCAGATGCCTACTACCGCTAACCCTTGGATAGATGCTACGGAAGTAGACAAGGCTGGAGAGTCTCTGCCGAGCATCGCATTTCGTCAGGAATACCTAGCGGAGTTCGTTGATGCGGCTGGTGCTCGTATCAAGCGTGAGTGGTTGCGCTATGGTGATTGCCCTGAAGGCTTGCCCACCTACATCGGCGTTGACCTTGCAATCAGTACCAAGAGTGAAGCCGACTACACCGGGGTGGCTGTTGTATCCCGTGGTGAAGATGGCACGATCTACGTTAGAGACATCAACCGGACTCGTGCTGACTTTGCTTCTGTGCTACGCTTCATCGAGGCCATGGCTGAAAAGTGGAAACCCACCATGATTGGCATCGAGCAGGTGCAATATCAGGCGGCTGTTGTGCAAGAGCTTCTTAGACGTACCAAACTGCCTATTCGGGGAATACGCCCAGACCGTGACAAAGTGACCCGCTTTGCGCCTCTGGAAGCCCGGTACGAACAATCACAGGTTATGCACTGCCAAGGGCTCCCGGCTTACTTTGAGGATGAGTTGTTATCCTTCCCAGTTGGTAGGCATGATGACGTGGTGGACGCTCTGGCTTATGCTTGGCAGGTATGCGGATCAAAGCGCGGTTGGGGTGCAGTCTAGTCCTGTGGGATACTGTGGATATGGGTATCTTTGACCGTTTCCTTGGACGCAAAGCAGCTGCGAACCCTACCGCAATGCTTCCGTTACCATTATCCCAATCTCGTGATGTCTACCTGACAGGCTACGGCTCTGGTCAGTTGCAGACATTACTGCGCCGAGCATTACCGGGTAGCACCAAAGACTGGGCAAGGATAGCAGGAGACCTAGGGCTAAACGGTGTTGTGGCTTCCGCCATGGATTGGTACATCCGGAACTGGGCACAGGCTACGCCAGAGGTCATGCGTAAAGTCGATATGCAACAGGCAGAGCCTATCGAGCATCCAGCCCTTCAGCTCATCGCTCAACCAGATCCGCTGGTTATGGGGTCGTTGTTCTGGGCATGGGTTGTGCAGGACTATAAACTTTTCGGCAATACCTACATCCGAAAGATACGCTCATCCACTCGTGGTACGGTTACCGCTCTCCAGTTCCTACCGCAGGACATGGTTAGACCTGTAGGCAACGGTACGAACCCACTAACCCACTACGTCTACACCACTGACGGACGTTCTTTTGATATCCCTGTATCTGACATCATCCACATTAGGTACGGCAGGGAGCCTAGCGATATTCGCCTTGGGCGTTCTCCGGTGACCGCTGTGCTCCGTGAGATTGCTACCGACAACACTGCAAGCACGACAGCCTGGGGACTGCTTGCTAACGGTGCTATGCCATCACTCATCGTTGGACCAGATGCCAAGGATGCAAGCGTAGACCTCAGCATGGATGATGCACGGCAGGTAAAGCGTCAACTGCATGAAGACCTAAGCGGTGATGGTTCCGGTGGCATCGTTGTCATGACTGGACCTTACAAGATGGATCGTGTATCACTCACACCTTCAGAGCTTGCTCTGGATTCCGTGAGACGTGTCCCGGAGGAGCGCATCTGCTCGGCTCTTGGCATCAATCCTATGGTCTTGGGTCTTGGCTCTGGTCTTGAGCGTAGCACCTATGCTAACTACGAGAGAGCCCAGCAGGCTGCGTGGGAAGATGGCATGGTGCCTTTACTGCGTACCATCTCTGACGCTTTGACGGCTGATCTTTTGCCAGAGTACCCAGAGACGCAGGAAGGCGATTACATCGTCTTCAACGTGGATAATGTACGTGCTCTGGCTGATGACTTATCATCTGAAGCAGACCGTGCAGAGAAACTGTACAAGGCTGGAATCATTGACCGTGCAGAAGCCAAGCGCATTGCTGGTCTTGAAGCCATCCCAGAAGATGAAGGCGTACTGCATCCAACCGCTATACCGATTCAAGGTGAAGGTGGCGCACCGCTTGCAGAGACAGCCAATGCAGCGGGTATCTTGATTCGCTCTGGTTATGACCCGGCAAGCGTAACGAGTTTCTTGAACTTGCCAGTACAACACACTGGAGCCGCTCCGGTTACCCTGCGGGATGAGGCTAAATCGTTTGACCTCAAGTACATTCCGAACGAAGGCATGAAAGAAGCAGCTCGCAGGGCTTTGGCATGGAAAGAAGAAGGCAGGGATGGTGGTACTCGTGTAGGTCTTGCCCGTGCTAACCAAATAGTCAACGGTGAGAAGTTATCCGAAGACACCATCCTACGGATGTATTCCTTTTTCTCACGGCATGAAGTAGACAAGGAAGCTGAAGGTTTCAACGCTGGTGAAGATGGCTTTCCTTCTGCTGGACGTGTAGCGTGGGACCTCTGGGGCGGTGATGCCGGATTCTCTTGGGCTACAGCAAAGCGTGACCAGATCATGAGCGAAGGCAAGAGCCTTGACTGTTGCACCCCGGGGGTGGTGTACAAGTCTCACCCTTTTTACGGGTACGAGATGGATTACATCTCAAACGAGTAAACGATGGCACGGCTAGAATCTATGCCGCTAGCCAGAAGTTCCGCAACGACCTGCTGGAGCGTGAAGGCGTAGCCATCAGCCGTATGCAACGTGCATACAAAGCCGCCACCAAAGCAAGCATCGATGAACTCGAAGCACTAGAGGGACGCATCGCAGAGCGTGAAGCAAACGGTGAACCGCCATCCGAAACCATCCTTTGGATGCGTCAGCGCATTATTGACAACATCGAAGAGTTAGGACGTAACCTTAAAAAGTTTTCTGTAGAGGGGGCACAGATAACTGCCGATGGACAACTCGAAAGCGCAATCCTTGCGAATGAGGCGAGCGGGAGCCTGGTTGAAACGGCGGCTGGTCGTAAACCGGCTGGCGTTACACTCGGAAGTTCATGGACAGCACTCCCAGACGAAAGCCTCCAAGCCTTTGTCGGTTTTTCGGGTGATGGAAGCCCTCTGGGTGAGTTATTTGCGACCATACCGCAGGTAACCACTGACGCTATGCAGATGGCTCTTGTACAGGGTATCTCGCTGGGTGAAGGTCCACGAACAGTAGCACGGCGTGTACGTAAGGCAGCTGATATCGGTAGAAGCCGTGCAGAGACGATAGCACGAACTGAGATGATCCGAAGTGCCAGAGAAGCTCAACGGCAACTTTACACGCAGAACCCAGCGGTGCAAGGTTACCGACGGCAAGCCACGCAGGATAGCCGTGTATGTCTGGCTTGCTTGGCTTTGTCTGGCACTCTACACGCTACAGACGAGATCATGCCTAGCCATCCGAACTGTCGCTGTGTCATGGTTCCTGCGACAATGTCCTGGGCAGAGATTACAGGCGATTCATCTATTCCTGATACACGTCCAGAAGTAGCAACACCTGAGCGTATTCTGGCTGGCTTGTCGGAAGCAGAAAAGCTCGCAATCATGGGACCCGCTAGGTTTGAACTTTACAAAAGTGGGAAACCATTACTTGATATGGTGCAAGTAAAAGAAAATCAGGACTGGGGACCAACAACAAATGTATTACCACTCCGTGATATTGGCGGTCCTTTACGTGTACAACCACCAAAGCCACCGAAGACACCAAAGGTAGTTCAAGCCCCTAAACCTGTTGAAGTTGTAACACGACCAATCAATCGAGATCCACAGGCATTGTTGGAAGCTTTTAGAAAAATAGCACCAAGAAGATCTGAAGAAATAAACAAAGATATTGATGCGTACTATGCAGAACGAAATGCTTTTATAGATAGCTATCAAGGTAACCGTTTTGATGGATTAGTTGAGTGGAATAAAAAGAATGCAAAAAGACTTGAGGCATTAAATACCGAAAACGCTAATCAAGATATTACAGATGATATGCGTAAGAAAATGCATCAGTTAATGTTTTCCGATGATCCACTTGAAATCAAAAAAGTGCCATATCAAGACGTTATAGTGCCAGCAGATAAAAGGTTAGATGACAAATATCATAAAGCTTATGATGACTGCATTGATTATGTCGCTAAGTTTATCGATAAAAGAAAATTGTCACTGTCGAATGAAAGTATGCTGATGTCATTTATAAATCTTGACGAGATGCAAATCTTCCTTGATAGAGGTAATTTTGGTGGTTATTGTGAATGGACAGGTGTAGGGAGAATTGCTATCAATGACAAGGACCTTCCACTAAAAACCAAATTTGTACCAACGTTTGAGAAACGTTCATCTTTTCGAACACTTGCACACGAAATGATGCACTGGCTAGATGCTAGAGATCCATCTCTTAGAAAGCGCATCAGTGATTTTTATCAAAAAAGAACAGCTGGAGATGCATGGGAGCCTAGCCCATACGGTGGTCAGTATAAAAAAGATAAATGGGTTGAGCCATATATGGGTCAACGTTATACAGCCTTTGAAGGTATGGGTTATGGACTAGAAGTCCCTACTCGTGGTATTGAATATCTTTTGAGTGATCCACTTAAGTTTGCGGAAGATGACTTTGACCATTTTAGTTTTATGATTACAGATGTATTAGGTACTGGTAAATGAAAGTCATAGTTAGGCTCGATGATGCTCAAATGATTATCGAAAGTCCAGACGTGTATACTCGTCCAAAAATATCTGGCAGCTTGTGGAATGCAATGAAAATCACATCAATTTCTGCATGGCTGGCGTTATATAACCAACCTAGATTCAATAAATACGAAGAGATTGATTTTGCATTAGCGCTTCAAAAAGATCCGCTCATGTCAGTAGAGTTTGTAGAGCCTATAGATGGCTACGAATCTACCAATCAGTACATAGTTTAGCGGTGTGGGATACTTAGCGTATGGACCTGCTAACCGTCTACAGTGATGCTATTAAGTCAGACCGCCTTGGAAGCGTCAAAGGCTATCTTGTGCGCTTTGGCTCTCCTGATGCAACCGACTTAGAGGGTGACTACTTCACCCCTCAAACTGACTTTGGATTCCCCATCAAAGCCGGTCAGCGTGTCCCGTTGAATGTGTATTATCACCACGGCATGGATAAATTTGTAGGCAAGAAGTCCATCGGTACTGGCTACGTCAAGATGGACGAAGCCGGGCTTTGGTACGAAGCACAGTTGGACATGGCAGATTCCTACGGTGAGATGATTGCCAAACTTTGCAAGCAAGGCAAGATGGGTTATTCCTCTGGTGCAGCTGGTCATATGGTCGAGCGCAAGAGCGTAGGCAAGGCAAGCGAGATAACCCGCTGGTGTATCGCTGAGGCAAGCATCACACCTACACCTGCTGAGTACCGCAACAGTGTCAAGAGTTTGGAGGATATGTACAGCATGGAGCCGATGGAAGAAGAAGAGATGGTAATGGCTCCTATGCCTGAGCAATCCCCGGAAGAATACGCTGTGTCGGTCTTTGATGAGTCCGAGAGCGAGATGGTACACGAAGGGCTAGAAGCCTACTACGATGCGCTCTGCGGTGCTATCGAGATGGTAACCGATCAGAGCATGGCAGATGCCATCATTGATGAATTTGCAAAACGTGCAAAGGCTTTGTTTGCCATGCACGGTGTCAAAAGCGTACAACCTGCATCATTGCGGGGTGTCGAACGTCGGCTGCGGGATGCAGTCGGTCTTAGCCGGTCAAGCGCAAAGCGCCTTGCCCCTGTTGTCTGGGATTCACTGCGGGACGCAGACCAGCCAGAGACGCAACCGGATCTCGTAGTCGAGGCGAAAGCCACTGATGTAAACGAGCGAGCTGAACTGCTTGCCCGTTTGGAGTTGCTAACACAACTATGAATATCGAACAACTACAAGCCAAGCGTGAAGGTTTTCTCGCTTCCGCTCGTGAACTCGCAGCTGGTGATGGAGACCTTGCACAGGTCAAGTCCCTGATGGCTGAGGCAAAGAACATCGAAGAGCGCATTGAGACCATCAAGTCCCTCGGCGTTACCGCTCCTGTTGCTTCTGCTCCTGTAGAAGACAAGCCATGGAAGTCCGGTGGCGTATCAAAGCGCATTACAGACCTTCTCCCCGGTGATACTGCCGAAGAGCGCAACTACAAGGCTTACGCTTGGGGTCAGTGGGCACGTTCCATCATGGGCAACCGCAAGGCTACCGACTGGGTCAAGAACCACATCAAGGCTAACGAAGGCACAGACAGTGCTGGTGGTTACACCGTTCCAGATCCATTGTCCAGCGACCTTATCTACTTGCGTGAACAGTTTGGTATTGCACGTCAAAACTGCCGCATCTACCCGATGTCCAGCGATACGCTCCGTGTACCAAACGCTACTGCATCGACAACTGTCTACTACCCGGGTGAGAACACCGCCATTACCCTCTCGGATATGACCTTTGCACAGGTTAGTTTGACAGCAAAGAAAGCAGCCGTTCTTACGCAGGTTTCCAAGGAACTCGCAGAAGACAGCATCATCGACTTTGGTGCATCCCTTGCCCGTGACATGGCTTATGTCTTGGCTAAGGAAGAAGACCGTGTTGTTTTCAACAACGCTACCGATGCCACCACATCCATTGATGGTTGTCTCTGGGCTGTCTACAATGCTAACGCAACGAAGGCAAACATCGCATCGCTGGTTCAGTTCACGACCGGGCAGACCATCACGTACGCTCCAACGTTGACCAACCTTGCAACGATGGTCGGACGCTTGCCAACCTACGCAGCTAACGCTAAGTGGTATATGCACAAGGAGATCTGGTACAACGCCATCGCTCCTCTGCTCAACGCACTCAGCGGAAACGCTATCCTTGACCTCCAACAGGCATTCGGCGCACAGCCTAAGCTCTTCGGTTACGATGTCGTATTCGTACAGAATATGCAGAAGACCCTTGCAGCTTCTACGCCTTACATCCTGCTTGGTGACCTGTCGGTTGGTACTGCATTCGGTGACCGTCGTTCGGTTACGATTGAAGTATCCGATCAGCAGTACTTCAAGGAAGATGCGCTTGCATTCAAGGCAACCGAGCGTTATGCCTTCTCCGCATTTGACATCGGAAACGTTTCCGGTACAGCATCTGCACGAGTCCCAGGCTCGCTCATCGTTGGTGCATCCTCTGCTACATAATCCTAGCAGACTCGCTACAAAGCCCTCGGCATCACTGCCGGGGGCTTTCTCTTTGTCTAATGCGTGGTAATGCGGTAATGCTCTGTGTGGGATACTTACACTATGTTGACCCGTGCCGAAGCCATTGCACAAGTGAGCCTGTTCGTGGATGCTCAGTCCTACCCGCAACTGTCCACAACCGAGATAGGCTCTATCCTTGATTCCTATTCACGGTTCAGTACATGGACAGCCAGCACGGCTTATGCTGTTGGCGATCGTGTAGTCCCTACTACTCCCAATGGCAGGGTCTATGAGTGCCGTGTAGCCGGCACTACGGCAACCACAGAACCAGAATGGGCAGAGTATCCCGGTGGACAGTGGAAAGGCTGGAGTGTCCTAGATGGAACCAGCGACCCTGTCCTAATGTGGGTTGATATGGGACCTGCTAACGTAGAACGCTACGATGTCCGGACTGCAACTCGGCAGGCATGGTTTATCAAAGCCTCCAGATGTGCTTCAGACATTGATGCCAAAGAAGGCACATCAGATGTCAAACTTTCTCAGCTCAAAGCGCACTGTATTGAGATGGCTGAGAAGTATCGTCCGGTGGTGTTCGCATGAGTCCGATTCTCCGTGCAACGCTTCAGGCTGGCTTGATACGTAACCTATGCCAGACACCTATTGAGGTTCACCGCTTTACCTTGACCGAAGATGGGCGTGGCGGTGTTACTGAGACATGGCGCAAGGTTGCCGATTACAAGGGCAGGCTATCCAATCAAAGCGACACAGAAAGCATTGTTGGTGGTGGCATCCAGCCATCAGCAGGTTGGAGTGTTACTCTTCCAGTATCGGCTGATGTGATGGCGCATGACCGTGTTTATGTTGTTGGCGATGAATCGAAATATTACGATGTGGTTGGTACAGACTTTGGACAGACCGACCTTTTAGTACAGCACGTAGGACTAGTGGAGCGGACAGCATGAGCCCAGCAGAATGGACTAATATTGGTATCTTTGTGACAGGCTTAATTGTCACGCTACTTGTGTACATCGTGCAGTTCCTGCATAAGATGGACAAACGCAATGCTGTTGATACAGCTACGATCAAGAATCACGGGCAGAGAATTGTGACCCTTGAAACCGTGACAGGCGAACTAAAAACGCAGGTCACCAAACTGGAGGCGAAACGATGAGCAGTATCAGTATCAAGCGGTTAGTGGTTGTCGTGCTGGTTGCTTTCGTGGCTTCCTTCACGACCGTGTTCGGTGATGGTGTACGCACTGCTGAAGCCAAGGACGTTACCGAGCTTGGCGCAGTGATGGCACTCTACGGATCTAAAGCAGTAGCGGCTGGTGTCTCCGCTGCGGTGTCTAGTGTGCTGGCGTTCCTCACGATGCCGTTTAAGGGTGTTGAGGCGAACAGCTTGAAGGTGGGCAAATGAACATCCAGAACTACAGATTAGAACCTAACCTAAACAGCCCCGGTGATTGGATTGTCTTTGGTGACATTACCGATGAAAATGGAAATATCTTAGGTACGTTTGGACCTAATGGCACGTCAGTATTTGGATGGTGGGTCACTCAAGATATTGATTTCCAACAAAACTACAGTAATCAGTTTGCTGTCGTAATGGCGAGAGAAATTGTTTCAGGAACGGCTGAATAATGGCAACTTATTATGTAGCTCCATATGGAAGCAACTCAAATAATGGAACAAGCACCACAAGTCCTTGGGCTACTCCTGCATTTGCGTTAGGTGCTGCGTCAGGCACTAATCCCGGACTTGTTGCTGGAGATACTGTCTGGATTGCCCCCGGAACATATAGAGGAACCATCACATATGGAGGTGCAAGTGGCACATTAGGAAATACTGTAAAAATCTACGGCGACCCTGCATTTACACAAAACTGGACATCTGGAAGCGTTGGCGCAGTTAGAATCACAAACTATGTAGTGGACACAACAAAACCGACAGCAGCTGTTACGATGACTATCACTGCTGATTATATTGATGTACAGGATTTGTACATTGATGGCTACACCACAACATCATCTAGTGCTGGCGGTGTCCTAAAGATGACTGGTGGTGACTTGAACATCAATAGATGCGTCATATCCAGTAACACTGATTCGACAAATACAGGTTTAGTTCTGATTGTCCCAAATGGCAAATCTAATATTTTAATTAATCGTTGTTCGATCTATTCTGCATATTGCGTGGTTGCGACTGTAAATACACAGACAACTGCTCCACATAACGCAAATATTTCAATTGTTGATTCGGTCGCAATTTATGAAAATGTTGGTGTGTTCATAACGGGTGGCACAGCAAATCAATACACAGGTATTTCATCGTATAACTCAGTGTATCTAGGGAACGGACAAGCGGCCTTTGTGTTTTTTAATCCAGCTATTGCTTCTGGTACATCAAATATTTTGCGAAACAATGTTTTTACTGGTGGTGCAAATAGAGGGTTATGGTGTAACGCAAGTGGCGCAACTATGACCATCACGCAAACTAATAATGTTGTTATCGCAGCTACGCCGTTTACAAATATTTTGCCGACAACAAACACCATTGCTGCCACTCCTGTATTTGATTACGGTGCAAGTAGATTGCAAGGATTTAGCACGTTCCCTTGGTATGCTCCTGCTACTGGGTCACCATTAATAGGTGCAGGTACAACCACTGGCGCACCGCTAGTAGACTTCTACAACAATACGTGGACTGGTAACCCAACAGTCGGTGCTGTTGAGTCTAAGACTGAAAGTGATGCTGGTACTTATATACCAACAGAGCGCAACGCCTCTATCATCACAATCGCTCCCGGAAGCACATCACAAAGCATTGAACTATATCTCGGTGCTACAGGTCTTACAGCCTCCACAAGCGGTCTATCAGCCCGATACAACCGCACAAGGACTGCAAGCGTATCTATCCCTCTAGTAGCCCGTACAATCGCTCAGGCGTGGACTTCTGGTGGATTTGCCGAGGTAGACGCTACTAACATGCCGGGGGTCTACAGATTGGACTTGCCTGATGCTGCATTGGCGGCTGGTGCTGACGATGTGACCGTAGTGGTCAGAGGTGCATCTGGTACTAACGGTGCGGTCATGACGGTCAAACTGAGCAGTGGTGGCTTGACATCAGCGCAGACGGCATCGGCTGTTCTTGATGCTGTTGGTTCCTCTTATGTCACTGCTGGTTCGATTGGATACGCAATCCAGAACAGTAACGTGACAAGCATCAGCGGTAGCACTAGTGCAGCCGATGAGCTTGAAGGTGCTTTGCTTCACAACGGTACGGACTACATCAGTGCTGAACTGGTTACCCCAGTTACATCAGCCGCTCTGGTTCGCATGGGTCCGTTTGAGGTCAAGGCTGATGGCTTGGGTGCTTCTGATCCGCTTGACATCCAGAAGGGCGCACAGCACGGCGTAGACATCCAGTGTGTAGATGGCAACGGTAACGGCATTGACATCACCTCTGCAACGGTAACCGCTAAAGTGTACAACTCTGGTGGTTCCTTGGTTGACACTTACTCCTGTACGGCAACCTATACAGCTGATGGGCGGGCAACCTTTACCATTGACACGACGGTAACTAACACGCCTGGAACCTACACGGCAACGATAACACGCACAACGGGTGCATCTGATACGCAGGTCTTTGGGCCACTCCGCATCTATGTGAGGGATATCTAATGGCGATTATTTTCAATCTTACGGAAGACCCTCAGCAGGTCGTGCAAGTCTCCGCATGGGTCGGAGACTGGCACTCCTACGTGGTGCGTCTGGTTGATGAACTAGGAAGCCCTGTGGACATTACGACAGGTACGCTTGGTGCAACCTTCACGAACATCGCTACGGGATCTAGTTATTCGTTTGGCGGTGGTAGCGTGACGCTAACCAAGCAGTACAGCGCACAAGGCATCCTGTCTGTTTTGAATCCTGCGGCTTATCCAACATCTGCCAACATCCGGCTAACGGTATCTTTTAC